ATCTGGTATTGTAAGTGATACTTTAAATTATTTTTATTTTTTAAGTACAGATACGGCAACAACAGGAAATATAGCTGGTGGTGGAGCACAATGTTCTGCAGGTCCAGTAACTCTACAGGCTTAATATGACATATTCAGAATTAGTTACAAAAATTAGAGATTATACAGAAGTTGACTCCAATGTATTTACATCAACTATTATTAATGGATTTATTCAAGATGCTGAATTTAGAATTTTAAGAGATGTTGATTCTGATAATAATAGAAAATATGCAACGTCTTCTGTTATTGTAACTCAAAAATATTTTACAGTTCCTGATAATTGTTTAATTATTAGATCTTTACAAGTATTTGATACCAATGGTGATATAGGTTTTTTAGATGTTAGAGATATGACTTTTATTAATGAATATAATCAAGAAAATACTACAGGAAGACCTAAATATTATGCTAACTGGGATGAAAATACAGTAATAGTAGCTCCTACTCCAGATCAAGCTTATACTATACAAGCAAATTATATCTTGAAACCAACTGGATTATCTAGTACAAACACGACTACATATTTAAGTCAGCAGTTTCCCAATGGCTTATTGTATGCTTGCCTAGTAGAGGCTTATGGGTTCTTAAAGGGTCCAAATGATATGTTGCAATATTATGAAAATAGATATAAGCAAGCTATCGAAGGATTCTCATTAGAACAAATGGGAAGAAGACGAACTGATGAGTTTCTAGATGGAGAACCTCGTATAGTTCGTAAACCACAATAAGGAGAAACAAAATATGGCTATTACACAAGCGTTACCAAATAGTTTTAAAAAACAACTATTAGATGGTGATCAAGATTTTTCATCAGCGGGTGGTGATAAGTTTAAGCTAGCTCTTTATGTATCAACTGCAACACTAGGTGCTTCAACAACTTCATACACAGCGAGTGGTGAAGTAAGTTCTTCTGGAACAGGTTACACAACAGGTGGATTAGCATTAGTAAATTCTGGAACATCAGTTGTATCAACTGTTGCTTTCACAGATTTTGCTGATTTGTCTTTTACAAGTGTAACACTAACTGCAAGAGGTTGTTTGATATATAATACTTCATTTTCTAATTCTGCAGTTGCAGTATTAAATTTTGGAGCAGATAAAACAGCTACAGCAGGAACATTTACTATCCAATTTCCAGCCTTTACAAGCTCAGCAGCTATTATCAGAATCTCTTAATAGGAGTAATCTGGCATGGCCAATTCAGCTTGGGGCGATTTAAATTGGGGCGCAGGCACATTTGGCGGAGAAAATGATGTTACTATTACAGTAACAGGGCAATCATTAACACCTGTTTTAAATTCTGTTTCTACTATAGGTGATTCAAATACTTCTTTAACAGGGGAATTATTAACTGCTTCTTTAAATAATGTTTCTCTTTCAATAGACGGAAGTGTAGTTCTTACAACTAATTTAGCAAATTTAACTTTAAATAGCGTTTCTGCTTTTGAAATTGTTCTTGTACCAGTAACAGCTCCAGGAACTCCAACAGAATGGGGAAGTGGAAGTTGGGGAAGTGGTTCTTGGGGAGAAAATATTGGATTAAGTACTTTTGAAGGAAGTACTACTATTGATTTAAATACTCCAGTATTGTTAACGGGTGAACAAATAACATCTTCACTAGGTTCTTTGTCTATTAGTGGAGATGCTAATTTTAGTTTAACAGGTGAACAATTAACAATATCTTTAAATTCAGTTTCAACACAAGCAAATGCTGATGTTCCTTTAACAGGGGAAAATTTAACATTAGCAGAAGGAGATATTGATGCTGGACCAGATGCTAATGTTACTGGAGAACAATTAACTTTAAGCTTAAATGGTGTAAATATAGATATCTCTGTAGATGGAGTTGTTACAGGGGAATTAATCACTTCTTCATTAAATTCTGTAACAATAACAGGAACTGCAAATGTTTCTTTAACAGGTCAAAATTTAACAACAACTTTAGATTCAGTATCTACTTCAGGAGATGCAAATCTTAATTTAACAGGTGAAATACTAACAACAGTATTAGGAAATGTTGATCCTTCTCCAGATGCCGAAGTTACTGGAATTCAATTAACAACCGTATTAAATTCTGTAACAATAGATTTAAACACTCCTGTAAATTTAACGGGGGAAAACTTAACAACTGCATTAAATTCTGTAACAGTTGTTTTAAATACCCCTGTAAATTTAACAGGAAATACCTTGACAGGAACAACCGGTCAGTTATATGTAGGTGCCTGGGCTCCTGTAGATACTGGACAATCTATAAATTGGACAGAAGTAGCAGCATAAATATAGGGGTTGTATTAATTGACAAAAACTGATAAATATTTTAATAAGAGTAAAAACAAAGGAATTTAAGATATGGCATCTACATATACTACAGATCTAGCAATACAATTAATGGCAACTGGCGAAAACGCCGGTACATGGGGTCAAATTACAAATACAAATTTAGTAGTTATTCAACAAGCAATCGCTGGATATCAAGATATATCTATTGCAGGTGGAGCTCAAACAACAGCTCTTGTAATGACGCAGAATGCATTAGCAAATGCAAGAAATGCAGTTATTAAATTATCCGGAACAATCACAGGAAATCAAATTGTAACAGTTCCAAATGGAATTGAAAAAACATGGATAGTATCTAATGGAACAACAGGTGCTTTCACAGTTAATTTTAAATATGCATCAACTGGCACAGGACAAACTTGGTCTACGACGGATAAAGGAATTAAAATTTTATATTCTGATGGAACTGATATTCAAGTCGCAGATCTTTCTACATTATCTGGATCAATTGTTGCAGCTCAAATTACAAATTCAACTATTACACAAGCTAAACTTGCAGCAAATTCAGTTGGAACAAATCAACTTCAAACAAATGCTGTAACAGCTGTTAAAATTACACAATCAACAATTACACAATCTAAACTTGCAGCTAACTCTGTTGGATCAAATCAACTGATAGCAACTGCAGTAACTCCTGCAACTTATACAGCAGCAACAATTACAGTTGATGCTGATGGTCGTATTACTGCTGCATCTTCTGGATCGGCGGGAGCTGGTGGCTTTGTACCTACTAGATTAGCAGCTGGACCTACAAGTGGAACTCATACAGCAGGTCCCTCAACTAATAGACTTGGGGTTTATATGTGGGCAGGTGGAGGTGGTGATGGTGGTGATGCTACTGACTACAACGGTAGAGGAGGAGCTGGTGGATCTGGTGGTTATGGATTTTATAATGCACCCATTACTCAACCTTTTGCTAACCCTTTTTCAGTAGGAGGCAATGGTAATAAAGGTAATTCAAGTCCATCTAGCGGTGGTACAGGTAATGCTGGAGGAAACACAACTATAGCAAACGTAGGAACAGTCAATGGTGGAGCTGGTGGAAATGGAGCACAATTTCATACTCCAGGAAATACTGGGGCAACTGGAACCGCACCTGGTGCTGCGTTAGGTCTTTTTACACCTAGAAATTTTTTAGTAGGAACTACTTATGGAACTGGTAGCACTCCTGGATATATAGCTGTATTTGAAAACTCTGGAACATAAAAATGCCTTATTTAATATTTCTTAAAAACTCAGATAATTTAGACGGAACTTTGTTTAAAATAGCTGAAAATGATACAGATTTAAATAATTTATGTAATGTTAATTTATATAAAGTTATTTCAGTGGCTGAAAATGAATTTAATCAAGTTAAATATGGAACTAAAGATCCAATAAAATATTTAAACGATCAAATAACTTATTTAGATATTCCAACAACTTTTAGTAATAAAGAAAGATTAAATAATTATATTACTTCATTTAAGAATCAACTTAATACATCTATAAGCAATTATCCCAATCATCCTTCAGTGAATTTTTGGAATACTTATTTAAATCAATTAAATAACTTAAATCTAGATACTATTGCATATCCTTTAAATAAATCATTAGAACAATATTTTAATGATTTAGGACAACCCTCGCTTAATATTTTACAACTCCCTTAAAAAATGCTATTAATTTAGCATGTTTGATAAAGAAATAGAGTTTAGTGCTCACGAAGATTATTTTGCACTAAAAGAAGATTATCCAATACCTGCAAAATTAAACATTCCAGAATGGTATAAAAATTTAGAACATAATGTGTTAAATAAAACAGCAAAAGGGTGTATGCCTTTTTTAGATTCTTTAACAGCTGGCTACATTTTAAAAATACCACAAGATTTTAATGTAAAACATAATGTAGATAATAAAAATAATAAAGGAGAAACATTTAAAGATTCTTTTCAAACATTTGGATTGCATGATATGTTTCAAAATTTAAATGCTAAAAGTATTAATTTAAATTCTGCACCAGATGCTCACCCTATTTTTCAATTAAAAGGTTCTCCTTTTGTTGAAAAAAACAAAAATTTACCTTTTTACAAAATATTAAACCCATGGAAAATTAAAACACCCAAAGGATATTCTTGTTTATTTGTCCCACCTTTAAATAACCCAGATGATAGATTTTCAATAATTCCAGGAATTGTAGATACAGATAGTTTTCCAAACGAAATTAACTTTCCAATGGTTATTAATGGAGATAAATTTCCAGTTTTAGAAACAACAATAACAAAAGGCACTCCCTATGTTCAAGTAATACCTTTTAAAAGAGACTCTTGGAAAATGATATTAAAATCAAGGAAACAAAAAGAAATTCAAATCTCTAGACTTTTTTATGGTTTAAAAGTAATAAATATATATAAAGAAAAATATTGGAATAAGAAATCATGGAAATAAAAAATTTTATTAAAATATATGACGAAGCATTGCCTTGGAATATTTTAAGTAATTTAATTAGATTTGCAAATCTATCAAAATTTGAAGAAACAAAAATTGGAGGTGGGGAAAATAGTAAAACTGACTTTAATATAAGAAAAACTTATGCCTTACCTCTTTCAAATTTAAATAATAGTTTTTCTAAAATTCATTGGTTTAATTTACTTTATTCTTCTTTTAATCAAAGATTAAAACAATATAAATTTGATGCAAATATAATAGATTATGATTACAAAGATATTTTTGATATTGAAATTTTAAAATATGAAAACACTGGTTTTTATACTTGGCATGTAGATCATTTTGCATCTATACCCAGAACAATGAGTTGTATATTACTTTTAAATAATGATTATGAAGGCGGAAATTTATGTTTTAGAAATCCAGATGGTTCTGGAGAATGGGAGTTAGAAGTTAAACCTAATAGAATGATTATTTGGCCAAGTAATTTTTTATATCCACATACAGTTAAACCAGTTACGAAAGGAACAAGGTATTCAGTTGTTGCATGGGCGTTATAAAATGATTATAGATATATTTAAAACTTCTATTTATAAAACATATATTAATAATTTAAATCATTATAATTTTTTTATAAATTTATTAAATGAATGTTTAGATAAAAATGAAGGAAGAATACTGACCAATAGAGGTGGTTTTCAAACTAAAAGTTTTGATTTACAAAATATTGACAATAATAATATTTTCAATGATGTATTTATAGATCCAACTTTAAATTTTTTAAATTCTTTCAAAATAAAAAGAGAATTTAAATTAACTAATTGTTGTTTTTGGATAAATAAAAACTATCAAAATTCTTACAATCTTAGGCATATACATGGTGATAACGTCATTAGTGGTGTTTATTATTTAGAAACTCCAATAAATTCAGGGGCTTTAGTTTTTGAAAATGGTGATAATTTAAAATTAAATGGTAAGTATATGGATAAGTTTGAAGATCCAAATTTTTATACATATTATACTATGGTTCCAAAAAAATTTGATTTAATATTATTTTTTGGAGAAACAATACATCATGTTGAACCTAATTTTTCTAATGAAGATAGAATTAGTGTAGCGTTTAACCTTGGTATAAATTAAAAATTATTGAAATGAATAATATAAAAAATTTTAAATATAAATTAATAAAAAATTTCTTAAGTAATGAAGAAATTAAATTATTGACAGATTATTGTAGAATACGACATAGAATAAATTTTGATTCTTTTGATTTTAATCAAAATGATAATGGAGATACTTATTTTTACGGTGATCCATTAATGGAGTCTTTAATGGTTAATAAATTAGGAGTGATGCAAAAAGAAACAGGACTTGAATTATTATGTACTTATGCTTTTTGGAGAATGTATACAATCAATGCTGATTTAAAAAAACATAAAGATAGACCATCTTGCGAAATAAGTGTTACTGTAATGATTAACTCCGATGGAACACCATGGCCAATATTTATGGATGGCACTGAAATTAATATGGAACCAGGAGATGCAGCGATATATTTAGGTTGTGAAATAGAGCATTGGAGAGAAGAATTTAAAGGAGACTGGCATGCGCAAACTTTTTTACATTACGTAGATAAAAATGGACCTAATAAAGAATGGTTTAGAGATAAAAGACTTTTATATGGAATTAAAAAATGAAATTTAAACAGTATAAAAATGGATCGTGTGATATTGAATTTTCTTGGAAAGAAAGATTGATTCTTTTTAGAAAAGGAAAACTTCATTTATCAGATGAAAATCTAAGGCATTTTGGAAACAATCTCGTAAAAATGGTAGCAGATTGGCAATTAAATTTTAATAAAGAAATTGCAAATAAACAGACATTTTCTGATACAAAAATAAACATTGAAAAATGATATATCCTACAATTATTTTAGATAATTTTTTTAATGATCCGCATAAAATAGTAGAATATTCAAAAAGTCTAGAATACTTCGAAGATAAAGAAGGAAATTGGCCTGGAAAAAGATCTGAACCTCTGCATAAAATTGATAGAATTTTTTTTGAAAGTTTTGGGTGTAAAATTTTATCTATTTTTTACCCAATGGTTAAAGATAAATTTTCATTTAATTGTGAATTATTCTTTCAAAAAGTATCAAAAGACTATATAAATGAAGGATGGGTGCATTCTGATTTTAATACTGATTTTACAAGTATTATTTATTTATCAAATCATAAAAAATGCGGAACTTCTTTTTTTGATTCAAAAAAAATTTGTCCTAATTTTGAGTTTTTAGATAAAAAAAGAGAAATGTATACACAAAAAAAATTTAAAGATAATGAAATTTATGTAAAAAATAACAATGATATGTTTACAGAAACAATTAATATTAAATCAAAATTTAATAGGGGTATAGTTTTTGATGGAGCACAATATCATGGTTCTCAAAAGATAGTTGACGAGGGAGTTGAAGAAGATCGCTTAACATTAATTGGTTTCTTTTGGAATATCAATTTTCCAGGTATAAAATTTAATGGTGTAGAACATAAAAGAATTATTTAATAAATGAATATTATAAATAAATATCAAAAATATATAGATTTTTTACATGAAAAAAATTGTCATAAAATTGAACATTTTCATTCTAATTTCCTAGATCATTTTATAGGAACTTTTAATATTTTAAAAAAATGGAAACAACCTGAAAATTTATGTGTTGCCGGCATGTTTCATAATATATATGGAAATTTATATTCTATAAGTAAAAACGAATACTTTAACCCTAATTTGAACGTAAAAAGAGAAGAGATAAAAAATCTTATAGGGGAAGCAGCCGAAGAGATAGTTTTTCGTTATGTAAATTCTGATAAAGATAGAATAAATGATAGTAATGATTCTGAATTAATTATTTTAAATTTAGCCAATCGTTTAGAACACGAAAGATTATTTATTGTAGAAGATGATTTGTACGATGCAGATGCATCAAAAATAATATCTGATTACTTTAAAAATTTAAATTGGACATATGATTCAAAAAATTTAACGGATAACTCTTTAAAATGGAATTATAATCCAAATTTTAAAAGTATCATTGAAAAAAATTATTTGGATATATCTGAACGTTTATTAAAAAAATATGGATTAAATAAAGTTTTTAAATTATCTAGAGCCTATGCAAGTGGTAATACTTACGGATTTTCTGGCGAATATCATGTTGATGATGGAGCATCAGAGTATAATGAAATAATCACTATTATGTTTTATTTAAATAATAATTGGGATTTTCATTTTGGGGGAGAAACTTTTTTTCTAAATAACGAAAGAAAAGAAATTCAATATGCTATAATTCCAAAACCAGGGAGAGCCGTAATATTTGATGGGTTTATTTACCATGGACCTAGACCATTGAGTAAATTTTGTAATGAGTTAAGAATGGTTTTAACTTTTAAATATGATTTAATTAATAGATAATATTAATTTAAAAGTATGATTATAATTACTAAAATAGATAATTATAAAGAATTTAATAAAAATTTATTGAATTTAATAGAAAAAATTCCAAATAATCCTTTAAAAGAAAATAATAATTTTATAGAACACACCGATTGGAACTTACCTAAAAATTTTAAAAGAGAATACGTTGAATATTTTATTAACACAATAAAAACATATTTAGATAAAATGGCTTTTAATTTAAAATCAAAAAACTTTAATATAATTAATATGTGGTTTCAACAATATACTAAATTAGGCACTCATCAATGGCATAATCATTCTGATGTAAACTGGACTAATGTTTATTTTGTTGAACTTCCTTCAAAATCTTTAGGAACTGAAATATTAAATCATGAAGAATTAAATTTACAAGAAGGCGATTTACTTACTTTTCCAGGTTATCTTTATCACAGGTCCCCTATAAATACTTTTGAAAAAAGAAAAACAATAATATCTTTTAATAGTAATTTTTATAATTTTAACGGTAATTTATAATAAGTTAAGTTGATTGTTAATTATATAGATATGGGGTATAAGAACCCTTATGCCTTTAAAAAAGATACCTATAAAAGCTGGATTTAATAAACAAGATACCT